AAGACTCATATAGTTTCTCCACTTTTCATCCATTTCGGTTCAACTCCCCCCTCTACATTAACCCGACATTGACTCGCTGGCAACCATACTTCTCCTTGGCTATCACATTGAGGACAATTTACCTGGTGTGCACAGCCTGCGGGCAGGCGAATAAAGCCATTCCCAAAGCACCTGGGACAGATGGCTTTAACGTCGTGATTTCCCGTTAGATCTACCATTTTTCTTTTTTAGTTCTTTCTCTAGTAAAAATTCAATAACTTTTTGTACACTAACAGGTACTTCAAATCTTTTTTGAGCCATACTCATTAGTTTATCGTGTGTATCTGTGGATACTGACACTGATTTAAATTTACTTATATCTGGCATTTTCTTTCCTTTTGTTAACTTATTATATGGGACTATATAGTGCAAATATTATATTTGACAAGACTTTATTTTAAATTATTATGCAATAATCTTCTCACCTTCATATGTCGGTGGCTTATTCTTAGCTGCCGACATTAACGAATAAATAATTCTATATTTAACCCTGTTTTTTCTGTAAATTCTTTTTGTCTTTTAGATAAAACTCGGTTTATCCTAACAGATTTGTCTGTCCAACCAGGAGGACAGTTTTTTCTATATGTTTTACTTTTAACATCAACTAAATACACGGCCCCCGTTTCAGGATTCACAGCCACAAGATCATACGGACAACATGGGTCAATACTTTTAGCTACATACAACCCCATCTCTGTTAATTCAGCGATTGATGAATATTCCAGGGCTGCGCCCTTTGCTGTTTTGCTAATTCCTTTTGATTGTGACGGCATCTTCTAAATAGTTAAATGTTACCTTTCCGTTTACATACTGAGTATGTTTAGCTTTACATGACATGCATTGGTAAACCTTTTGAGCATCGTCATTATTAATTAATCGTATAAAAGGAACATAGCTACTGCAGTTCTCGCATATACCTAATGTAACTTCTACTGGATCTTTATCAGTGTATGTCACCCCAACTGTCTCCTTGTTCTAGATCTATTTTGTTCGGTACTTGTAACTGTACCGCTTCTTCCATAATTCTAATAATTTTATCTGACTCTTGTAAGCTTGCCACTGAGATATCAAGTTCATCATGAATTTGTATATGGGGAATCACCCCCTCTCTGTACAAGGCCAACATGGATAATTTTGTCATGTCCGCAGCTGACCCTTGGATCAGCTTGTTCAAAGCTTTGTACGTGAACGCGCGTTTAATCCCCGGTCCGTGCTCCCTGAGGGCATCAGCGTGGGGTAGTGGTTTCTTAATACCGAAACCATGGGGCTCCCACAAATCAAAATGACATAATCTACCACCAATCGTACGTATCTTACCGCTATCTTCAGCTCTTCTACTTACAGCTTCAGATAACATCTTAACAAACGGAGCTCGTTGGTGATAGTTCTTTATTAGTTTTTCTGCTACATCTTTCATAAGTCCTAGTTCTGCCATAAGTTTATTCTTACCCATGCCATACATAATACCTAAGTTAATTGTCTTTGCTTGTTTACGTTCTATACCTGCCATGTCAGCAATCATCTGGTGAAAGTCTGCGCTGCCGTCTCTGTATGCATTTACAATGGTATCTGTGCCTTCTAATCTCATCAAAGATGCAAAGTGTACTAGAATTCTTGGCTCCTGTTGACTGTAGTCAAAGCAACACCATTTGTGTCCCTTCTCCGGTATAAACAATGATCTAATCATCGGTCCGAGTTCCTTGTGCCGTGCAGGTATCTGCTGAAGGTTCGGGCTGTTGTAACTAAATCTACCTGTAACTGTACCACCTTGATCAGAACGTATCTGATTTATCTCTGCGTGAATCCGTCCTTTATGTTCGTGCCTTAGTATCGTATCTATAAATGTCGTGTTTGCTTTGTTAACTTCTCTTGCACTACTAATTAATTTAGGTAGTTCAGCAGGGTGTGTAGCTAAAAAATTTTTTGTAAAACTTGGTGAACCTTTCTCTGTCATGTCGTAAGGCAATTTCATTTTGTCAAATGCTTTTGCAATAGATGCACCGGCCCATATCTCTACATCAAAACCAACTAATTTTTTTATGTCTCTTAATAATTCTTTTTCTGTCACGACTAATTGTTCTTTGACAGCCTGTGCTTTTTCAATGTCAACTCTTACACCTTTAAATTTCATATCGACCAGGCATGGGAACAAATTAGTTTCTAAATTAAATACATCCCACAGATCTTGTTTTGTTATCTCGTGTTGTAGAGCATGGTATAATTTTAAAGTTATCTCTGCATCCTTTTCTGCATACTCACCTACAAAAGCAGAAGGTAATCTCCACATCTCTGCCTTTGGATCAATGCCCCAATCTTTTGCTGCTTCTTGTAATAGCTTTTCATTCTTACCTGCGCCTATGTACTGTTTTGAAACTGCATCCAGCGTGTAACTATATCTGTTCTCATCACATAGTGATGCAGCTATCATTGTATCTACAATACCACCATTAATATGATAGCCCATAGAACGTATCCAAGATACGTCGTACATTGCATTGTGAAAAACTTTTGTAGCTGTGTTATTTAGAACCTCTTCAAACCAATCTAAAACAATTCCGCGGTCCATGTTCCCACCACCTTGGTGCGCTATTGGAAAGTAGCCGGACCAACCTTCGACCGCAACGGCAATACCGACTACTTCCCCGTCTCTTCTGACGGCACCTGAACCTAAAGTTTTTAGGTTTGGATCTCTTGTTTCTAAGTCTATCGCTATTTCTGTATGCTGACTTAAATCTGGTAATCTTACTGGTGGAACCCATTCTGTTTCTGGACTAAACATAGGGGCTTGTAACGGCCTCATTTATATTCCTCTTTTAATTTATTTAAAAACCAAATGGCTTTGTCTAGGTCTTCGATAGGCTTGCCTTTGTGCTCATGGCGCCAAATATATTTTATGGCTGAGCCTTGTAGGTAGTATTTAAACCCATCACCTTGACAAGACTTGATTGCATCAATGCAACCAATATCACCTTTGTTGTAGTGTGATGGAAAATTAACTGGATCGTGTTTCATAGTGCGTATGCCCTTTCATAATTTCTTGGTTCTAATATGTGTAATGATTTCTTTGCTCTTGTTACAGCAACGTAAAATAACCTGTGTAATTCATCTGGGTCCACATCGTTGTTGTCCATAGCAGACTTAGTAATATCAGGAAGAATGAGTACATTATCAGCTTCCCCTCCTTTCGCTCCGTGTATAGTTGATAAAATTATTCTTGGTGTTTGTGAAAACTTTTCATCGTTTGCTAACATACTTCGTATGTAGTTTTCTGTTTCTGCATCTAGTCCTTCAAACGCTTGGTACCAAACTTTATCTGTTTGCAAACCATGGTTGTTCATACACTCTTCTATGTAATAACCTTCTTCGTTTTCATCCATAGTCTTACCTGTTCGATAACCTTTGGTTACGTTTTGTCCTAGATAGTTATAAATATTTTTTATTGATGCCACTGGTAAACAATGCTCTTGTGTTCTCCACTTCTCCCAAGTTTTTATCGCTAAAATTAAATCTAACTTAACAGAGTTCTTTGTCTTGTGTGCATAATACCATCCTTGCAACTGACAAAACTCTTTTATGTGATCAAGAAAGTGGTTGGCTGATGACAGAACCAACCACTCTCCCTGGGACATGTCGACTTGAGTGACATCGGAGTAATGAGTGAGGTCTCCTTGCTCCTGTCGAGGCATGTATTCTTTGTCGTATCTATTAGATACGTTTCTAATTATTGATTGTGAAAGTTCGTGAATAGGGCCACCAGGTATTCTGTAAGATTGACTTAGTGTATCCACGTAATCTACTTCTTCCTTAAGAGCGATAAAAGTATCAACATCAGCACCAGCCCATCTAAATATAGCCTGATCATCATCCCCAGCAATGTAGGTCTTGTCTGCTTTCGCCCAAAGAGTCCGGACCATTCTCCATTGCAAAGGTGAGAGGTCCTGTGCTTCGTCAATAAATAATACGTCAAAAGTCGGTGAAATATCTTGTTCAATAAATTGTTCCAGCATGTCATCATAATCTACCAGACCTTTTTCTTTTTTATATCTTCTAAGTTCTTGATCTAAAAGATATAATAGATCTCGCTCTATATCTAGAGTGTGTCTATAGTTATCGTATTCGTCTAATACGTCAACACCTTTTACTCTAGCTTTGTTAATTATTCTTAAATATTCATTGTCAGAGCTAAAAACTCCGTCTTCTTCACTGTGCCACGCTGACTTAATAGGAATGCCACATTTTAATCCAAACTCTCTGTAGTCAGTGTGTTTCATTACTCTTTCTTTACTTATGTTAAGTGATCTAAATGCTAGTGAGTGCAATGTTCTAAAATATGGAATGTCTTTTGCATCCAACAAAAATTTTTCTTCTGCTCTGTGCTGTGCTTCGTAGGCAGCTTTACGTGTAAAAGAAAAGTAACCTATCTTTTTTATATCTACGCCGTCACGTAAAAACTCTTCCACCAAACCTAATAGTGTAGTTGTTTTACCTGTTCCTGGTGGTCCTAGTATTATTGTTTTCATTTATATTTTAATATCTCTGCTGTTAAATCGTTTGCTTCTTTAGAGTTGTCGTGTTTATCTGGGTGAATAAATTTTAATATTCTTTTAATAAGATCTCTTGGAAGATCATTAGGATTTATTTCTGGCTCTGCTGTTTGTTGTGCTTTGTTATAATTTTCATTCCAAAATTTATCATAAACAAAAGCTTCGGCCATTCGCCCTTCAAAAGTTTCTGTAATTATCATATTATGTATAACAGATTTAGGTAACCAAAACTCAACTCCATCAACCGCTAACAGAATTGCTTTCTCTGTTTCTCTAACTAATTCAAACTCTTTGTGTATGTTTGCCATTAAAAAGGTACCTCCTCATATTTTATGGGACTAATAGAAGGGTCTAATTTTTTCATAGCCTTAATCTTTATCAGTCTTATGTTTTGATTTTTAATTTCTTTTCTGACCTCAGTCACAAAAATATCTGGCCGTCCGTCCTCACCATCTAACTGTTGTATCATGTTAGTTGTTTCCATACGTTTTGGTTCCCAGTTATTTCTTTTTGCAAAAGCATAGAAATCATCCATTCTAAAATACGTAAACCCTTCGTCTGTCCACGCCATCTTGTTAACTATATCGTCTGCTGTTCTTGCTTGAACTCTGTTAACTGTAAACTGTTGTAATAATCCAACCAATATATCCCTTGGTTCAGAAGACTTTAATGGCTGTACAGTCTGTATGTTTGCAAACAATTGCTTTAAATAAATTTCTTTCCAGTCTCTCAGCTTAGGTGTAGTTACTATGATTACCTCTGCTTTATCCATAACCTCTATACAAAATAAGTTAGGGTTGTGTAATTGTTCCTTTGTTAGTTCTACTCGTTTACCATCTACATCTAAAAAATATTGTGATGGTGTTGATGCTATTTTAGTTAGCGTTCCTAACTCTGGCATCTCTTCTTCACCATAACCTACACCATGCTTCTTTGTTCTACATCTGGCAGGATTACAAACAGAACAAATAGGTTGTTCTTTACATCTATATCTGTCGTAATCTTTTTTGTTCATAGATTTAAGTGTTACTTGAACCTCTTGATAACTTAGTGGTGGATCCATATATTTCATATTGTACTCACCAACTTTATTTTCCCACTCATCCGGAAAAGCTTTTTTACAAAACACAGCAACGTTAAATAAAGCATTGTTCCTGGAGCCCTCGCCAAAACCTTCCTCTGCTAATTTATTTAAACACGGTGGACCATCAGGAAAAGCTTCTTCCCTTTTAACTTTTTCTTTTGGGTTAGTGTTAATTGCTTGTATTTCTTCTTTTGTTTGTGCCCATTCATCATAGATATCAAAAAACTCTTCTAGTTTTGCAGCTTCACCACCAGCTTTAAATGTGTATCGTAAACCTTTGTGTCCTTCGTGGTATGGCAAGTTTAAAAAATTACCAGTGTCTCCACGATCCATAAATATTTCTGTTTGTTTTGGAAAAATTTCACTACCTTCAAAGTCCAATGCTTTTGCCATTGCTTTTAGTTTTGACTGCATCAACCCTGCAGGTATAAATTCTTTTGCAAATAAAAATAAATGTGCACCACCTGACTTTGACCTAAATGTTACCAAAGGAAAGCCCATGCCTTTAATGTTTCTCATCAAAACTAAGTGATCTAGATTATATACATCTACATCTATACATCCCCACTTACACATATTATTTTCGTTAATAGGTATTATGCCAAGTGCGGGATCCTTACCATCTAAATGATCTTGCCATAAGTTATCTGTAACGGGAGCTCTTTTTATAAAAGCTTTAGCAACAGCTTTTCCTTTTTCTGTTACCTCACCAGTAAGTTTCATAATGCCATAAGCACTATTATTACCTTCAAATATATTTTTAAATTTCTCTAACATATCTTTCTATTTCTTTTTCCTAGCAGCAACCGGACCTCTGTATCTACTATTAGCTGTATTGTAATAACCTTGACTACATACAGCTGAGCAATATCTCTTAGTCTTTTGCCACCTAGTTATACTAAATTCTTTACCACAGGTTTCGCATTTTTTAAACATTTCTTTTTATCTCTTTCTTTTTTTTGTCTTATAGACTCTTGCATACTAATTTCTAGCAGATCGTTTTCTATTTGCCACTGCTCATCAAACGTTTTAGACTCCGAAGGGCCCTTGAAAGGGGGAGTTTTCTTGGGCCCTTCAGCCATGGTTAGAACGGTACGTCGTCCGATTTTTTGGACGCTTTATCGTCTCCACCATGTTTCACTTCAACACTACCCACAGTGGAAGCAAACTGTTTAGCGGCCTCATATACACTTTTATCTTGTATTGGACCTACCTTAGACACACTCCAACCAAACCAAGTTCCCTTGTCATTTGATTGTTGTACTGTCTTAAGATTATACACGTGACTGTAAGCTGCCGGCGTGAATAGACCTTCCTTACCTTGAAGTTTGATACTATTCATCATCGAGTTCCAGTTCCTACTTACTTTTAACTGTGTAGACTTCATAGTGATCACTGCTGTTTGCAGATCCTCAGTCAACACAAAGTAAGAGGCTGTGTTTTCTAGATAGTTACCATTAGGTAATCTATCTTTCCAGTCAGCACCCCTTGTAGCTTCTTTTATGATGCCACTGCTAACTGGGTGGATAGCAACAGGAGCACTTGTGCCCTCGCCTCTATCACTCCACTCAACATACTCTCGTTTGTATCCACAAACAATTACATTGAGTCCCTTCTCACCATCATATGTCTGCTTAGTCACGGTATTAAATATCATACCTGGTTCAGCACCTTCTACATACTTGGCGTCCCGTTTGTTTGTCTCGGGTGACAGCTGTCCTAGCACACGTAAGAAAGGCATCGCAAAATCATCGCGATCCATTCCCTGCATACCAGCAGCTTTGTCTTCTTCAAACATGCTCGCTAGAGCTACGTCTGATTTTTCTTTTTTACTTACTTGATTCATGGTTCGTTTCTCCTTGTTTCATGATTCATTTTTTCCGGCTGATTTTAGTTTTATCCTTTACAAATAAATGAAAAGAATCGGAAGGCATGTCGAGGCCGGCCTCGACACGCTCCCTATAGAGCGCCCTTAAAGTACTAGGCTCAATCTTTTGATCTTGACTGGGCTCGTACCCTTTGGACACTGCAAGGTCCAGGAGTTCCTGTGCCTTGTTATCTTCGCCTTTTCCGAACGATACGGCAACTTGATTTTTAATCAAATCACCTAGTTCGTTTTCTCGAAGCCATTGATAAGCTGACTCTTTGTTTTCTTTATTAACAGTACAGCTATAAGTTTTCATAACCTCTATAGAACTGCCGTCAGCTAATTTCAGAGTAGATAATCCCTGCTCCGCGAGCATATTGGGTATGATCTCTGATGCAATCTTATCTGCTTTTTCCTTTACTTTTCTTAGTTCTTCTTCTTTAGCAGCTATATCATCTTCTAAAGCTTGAAGTTCTAAACAGTAACCAGATAGTTGCTGAATATCTGTTTTCTCTATTACCTCTTGTTGATCTTGTTCAAGATCTTGCATCGTTAATGTTGGCATATTAAAATCCTCCTACCATACCTCCGGTGCTGAAGCTCATTCTTCCACCGGAGGGTTCCCCATCAACCTCTATTTTCTCATAAAGATCAAAGGTTAACGGGTAATATCTTTTTTCTTGTCTATCCCACTTTAGCATGTTGAACACACCTTGTGTTATATCACTAGCTATAGCTGTTGATAGTCCTATAATAGAAGGATCACCAGTGCATAAAATGAAATCTCTTGGTTTAAAATCTCTTAAGTTCTTTCTCATTTTTCTAATAAAAGGAGCAGAACTAAATAACATCTGTGAATTTTCTGGTAAACAAATAACCAGATAACCAAAGTCAGATGCAGATAAAATATTTATATTTTGAGGTGGGTGTTGTAATACATACACCATAGGTTCTTCTGGATTTTTCTTAATAAACTCCAGGAATTCAGCCAATTGTTTAGGCCGATATAGTTCGAATAGTTTATTTCTCATAATTTTCTTTCTGTTTATATTGACATCAATATAGTTATGATTATATAAGTGTCAAGTAAGAAAGTAAAATAAATTATGATAAAAGATTATAGGTTCAAAACCAAGCCATACGCGCATCAGCTAGAGGCATTGGAAAAATCATGGGCTCAAGATACTTATGCCTTATTTATGGAAATGGGTACAGGTAAATCTAAAGTCCTTGTTGATAACATAGCTATGCTATATGACAGAGGCGCGATCCGCGGTGCATTAATAATTGCACCAAAAGGTGTGTATAAAAACTGGGATCAGATAGAGTTCCCGGTCCACATGCCAGACCACGTAGAACATAAGAAAGTTTTATGGGAAGCAAACATCACGAAGAAAAAACAAATGGAACTTGACACTTTATTTGATGATAAAGAAGAACTTAAGATATTGATAATGAACGTAGAAGCATTTTCTACATCAAAAGGACTGGACTTTGCGCACTCTTTCCTTAACATGTTATGCGGAAGAGCTTTAATAGGGATTGATGAATCTACGACGATCAAGAATCCGACAGCAAAGCGAACAAAAAATATATTATCCATAGGGAATCTTGCGAAGTACCGTAGAATATTAACAGGCTCTCCAGTAACAAAATCACCTCTTGATTTATATAGTCAATGTGAATTCTTAGACCCTTACCATTTGGGTCATCAGTCTTACTATACTTTCCGTGCACGTTACGCTCACATGATAGATAGAAACTTTGGCGGTCGTCGTGTACAGATTGTAGGTAGTTATCGTAGATTACCAGAACTTACAGAAAAACTAGAAAAGTTTTCTTATCGTGTACTAAAAGAAGATTGTCTCGATCTACCAGAAAAAGTATTTACAAAACGATTTGTAGATCTGACTGCTGAACAACAAAAGGTTTACAAAGAAATGAAACACATGGCTATTGCAGAATTAAACGGTGGTGTCATGTCAACCATGAATGTAATAACACAATTGATGAGACTGCATCAGATAACTTGTGGTCATTTTAAATCAGACGATGGTAAAGTCACACATCTAAAAAATAACAGAGTAGACTCTTTGATGGAGTTGTTAGAAGAAACAGAGGGCAAGGTCATAATCTGGGCAAACTACAGGGAAGATATAAAAAACATAGTCGAAAAATTAAAAAAAGCTTACGGAGAAGCCTCTACAGTCGAATATCACGGTGGGGTGGACCCTACCCTCCGCCAGGAGAACATTGCTCAGTTTCAGCAAAAAAACGGCCCTACACGCTATTTTGTAGGAAACACTCAAACTGGTGGCTATGGAATCACACTTACGGCTGCTAACACGGTAGTATACTACTCTAACAACTATGACCTTGAGAAAAGACTACAGTCAGAAGATCGAGCACACCGTATCGGCCAGACTGGCAGTGTTACTTATGTTGACCTGATTGCAGAAAAGACTATAGATGAGCGTATTGTAAAAACATTAAGGAAAAAAGTAAACTTAGCTAATGAAATTATGGGAGAAGATATTAGAGATTGGATCTAGAGAAGGATTGTTTCGTATTTGGTTCGTCCTTCTATTTTGCTCGCTCTTAATAATTGTTTTCTTGACCCTTCCTTCACCGCTGAACAGTGCACCCATCCAGAATTTGGATCACCTTCATTATAAAACTCCAGAATTAACTGGTCAAATTCCGTATTATTACTAATCCACGTTGCAAGTTCCTTGTTGTCAACTCCATGTATCTCGAAGTCTGCTGCCTCACCCCTGGCATGTTGTGACTTAGACGAAGAGCCGATAGCTTCGCACAACGCTGGGCTACGATAGCCTGAAGATATCATGACCGGTTTACCAAAGTGCTCACGCACTGGTTGCAGGACGGCCTCCGCTAGGTGAATAAGGTTTTCTATTTCCGCGGTCCCCGGTTCGTTGTTAATGCCTTTGCGTACCGCTGTTTGTGATTTAGTTAATTCTTTTAGTGAAAAATTATTTGATAGTTTCATTATGTTACATCCTTTGCTGCTTGTGTTGCCATGATACCGGCTAGTTGATCCTCATCATAAAAGTTAGATGCTGGTCCAAGATTAATTTTTATTGGGGCTCCTTCTCCCGATCCCGATCCAAACTGTCCACTTATTGCTCTCATGATGCCATAAGGACTTGGATTATCAACAACGTTCTTACCAAGCATAAGCATCTTCTCAGCAAAATTACTTCCTTGAGGATTATCAAAATTGTATTGATCATTAAAATATAAATTTCCATCTTCTCCAATTGTCATTGGTGACCCACTCATACCAAAAGTTGTTTTGGCAATTTTATCTGGGTCAGTAATTGTCTTAAATATAGAGTCACTATATGTGCTACCTAAAGTATCGTCGTAGTCTGCATAAATAATTCCCTGCCTATCAGCATCAATAGCGTTTTGTGCAGCTATTTTTAAAGCATCTAAGGTGGTATCACCAAAATCTTCTTCTGTTAAAGTTTTAGTTTTAAAACCCATTGGTCCTAAAATATTTTTTTGAATTAAATCTTTAATTTGATATTCTATATTATCAGAAACCAGATCGCTTTTCTTTTTATCATCATCTTTTTCTTGTTTTACTTCTTTTGTTTTTCTTCTCTCTTTTCTGTCTTTTGTAGGTGTTTTCTTTTCTACAGGTTTCTTCTTTGGCTTAACTTCTGTTTTCTTTTCTACATTATTCTTTGTAACTTTAGCTTTATCATCAGCTCGATCAGTTGTGTACTTTTTACCTTTGTAGGTAAACGTTCCACCTGGTCCTTGTTCTTTTCTAGCTTTAGCAAATGCTTCTGCAAACGTCATCCTAACATCCCTATTAAACTTTCTATTACTACTAGACCAACAGCCCCCACTGTAGTCAACACCACCCAATAGATTTTATCTATCTTGCCGCCCAATGCTTCTACATCTTTATGTACGTGAGAAATTTTATTGTCCAGGTGGACAAGGTGATTTGTTTTTATAATTTCTACTTCACGTTCGATGCCCTTAACATGTCCATATAAAGATATGACATGTTCTCTATCTGACTCTGGTGTTATGCCGTGTACTGTATCGTTCATTACCCTACTCCAAATATAGAATCATTAGCGCCAAATACTTGTTGGCCTTTCATTGCTGTTTGTTGTAACTGTTGCTGAACTGGTTGTCCAATCGTTATTGAACCTGTTGATGCTGGACTGTTTGTTAGACCTTGAAAGATTGGTGATTGGCCAATAGGGATCTGACCTATTATGCTTTGTTTAAATGGATTATTAGAATCAGGTAACTCTAGTCCTAAAGGCATACCATCATAAAGTTTTATTAATCTATTTATTAATGTTTT